AGGCACTCTTTGGAGAGTAGGAAACGGAAACCTAGTCGACAAGGTGATAAAACAGAAACCTCGTGCTTCAAGATTAGCTAATGAACTTGCTGAGGTTGAAAATAAGTTGCAAATTATTTTCTAACACCCCTTGACAACTTAATTAAACTGTGATATAATTCAAGTACAAACCAAGAGAAAAGGAGAAACAACAATGGAAAAGCTCATTAACTACATCGAAATGGAACTCAAATGGACAAAGCAGACCCCTGAACACGCACACACTTTCTTTAATCAAGCGTTCGGTGCGTTGCAGTTCTACATCATCGAACATAGTCTGAACGGTGAAGAATTTGCAGAATTAGAAAATCTGTGGAATGAAAAGTATCGTCCGCAGTTTGAGGCAATTATGTATGGGGGTGCAGACAATGCTTAAGCGCAATATCTCTTATCACATTAGCGAAGATAGGCTTGACCGAGCCTGCTACATTATGCAGACTATTGGTATTGGCGAGATTATCAAGGAGCAGAAAGGTACTGACGAACAAGGTCGTATTTACTGGCGGTGCTTCACCAATACTGGTGTAATGCTCATTATGAACGAGCATAAGAGCCGAGTAGTCACTCTCTATATCGCAGAGCAAAAGCAAGTAAGCAGTATTTATCAAGGCAATACACCTAGTTGGGTGTTTGCTTTGGTGCGGAAAAATATGAAATACGCAAAAGAACAAAATAAAGTGAGGTTTTAAGATATGTTTATTGTTGATTTGACGAAACAGACCAAGTCCTTCGGCGACCTGCGATTCGGTACAGTATTCAAGAAAGAATACGAAGAAGGTTGCCAACCGGATTACTGCATTAAGATACCGGAGTTCATCGATGAGCGCACCAAGGAAAAAATTAATGCAATCGATTTGGAAGATGGTTCCTGGTGTTATTTTGAAATGTATGATACAGTCATCCCTTATGACGCCACGCTCCAGTTGGAGCAGTAAGCAAATGCCCAGCCACTTCGGCTGGGCGTTCTCGTTCGAGAGCGCCCAGAATTCGTCAAAATACATAATAACCACATTTTTTAAACCCAAATTCTTGTGCAACTTGCCATATTGATTTTTCCCATAATTATGATATAATACTTATAGGAAAGGAAAGGAGATACAAACCTATGTTGAAAAATACTGAAAAATGGATTTGGTTAGATTGTGATGGTACTTGGATTGACCTTTATGGAGTACCAAACTGGTTAGATATGCTTATCAACAATGACCCCACGCCTTATGCGATAGCCAAACCTTTGGTTAATCTCACTTGGTTAGCAAGAACAATTCACGAGCTACAGGCAAAAGGTATTAAAGTAGGTATTATTTCTTGGCTATCTAAAAATAGCACAGAAGAATACGATAAAATGGTGAAAGAAACTAAAATAGCTTATTTCAAAAAGCATTTGCCCTCTGTAGCTTTTGATGCTATTCATATTGTTCCTTATGGTACACCAAAAAGTACTTGTGGCAAAGGTATTCTGTTTGACGATGAAGAAAAAAATCGCAAAGAATGGAATGGAATGGCTTTTGACGAAAAAAATTTAATTCATACTTTAAGACAAATTTTATATTGCCTTGGGCAATAAAACTTAATTCCATCTATGTCATTTTCAATATATAATGACATAGATGGAACATTTTTTAAGGAGGTTATATATATGACATATTATTACATCTATTTAACTACTAACCTAATTAATGGTAAACAATATATAGGTTAGCACAAAGGAAAACTTAAAGATTCTTATTTTGGAAGCGGTACAAATATTCTAAAAGCCATAAATAAATATGGTAAAGAAAATTTTTCTAAAAATATTTTACAAATTTGTCAAAATCGAGAAGAAGCTGATTATTGGGAAAAATTTTATATAGAACTTTTTAAAGCTGTTGAAAATAATAGTTTTTATAATCTTCAAGAAGGAGGAACTGGAGGGGATGGATGGAGAGCCTACCAAAGGTGGGCAGAATTACATCCAGAAGAAGCGCAGAAATTATATAAACAAAATGGAGAAAGACTTTAGCAATGGCGACTAAATAATCCTGAGAAATTTTATGAGTAGGCTGTGGTGCCAATGTTAAAAGGCGCTCAACACTGGAGAGAAACGCATCCTGAAGAAGTAAAACAAAATATGAAAAAAGTTAATTTAGCAAAAGAAAAGTGGCAACAAAGCCATCCCTAGGAGCGTTAGGCACAAGTTGATGCTTGGCGCAAAGCTGGAAGCGAAGCTAACAGTTAGAAAATTATATGCATTACTACAGGCGAAATTTTTACTTCTTAGAGTGAAGCTGGTCGTTATTATAACATACCTTAGGGCAATATTTCAAAATGTCTATCAGGAGAGCGCAAAAGTGCCGGAAAACATCCAATAACAAAGGAAAAACTAATTTGGCAATTATATAAAGACGAATAAGCTGCTCGCTGCTGACCGCGGCGAGCAGAATTCGGCAAAATAACCAGTTTCGGCATTTTTCAATTCAAATTTTTTGTGCAAATTAACACTTGACATTTCCCGTATTTGTGGTATAATAATGCCAAGAGGTGAGATAAATGAATGTTTGGTGTTGGATTGTTGGTATTATCGTAGGTTGGATTTTGGGTAATATCATCAAGGAAATTTATAAAAAAGTGAGGAATGAACGATGAAACTGTTAGTCCTATTTATTGTAATGAATGTACTGAATGTTATCATTCAGACCATCAAATCTATTGCTACCATCAAGTGCGGAAAGGTAGCCGCTGCAATCATCAATGCGGTTGCCTATGGTCTTTACACCTACATCATTGTGCTGACAAACTGTGACTTGCCTCTTTTGGCAAAGTGTTTAATTGTCGCAAGTGCGAACTTTGTCGGTGTATTCGTGGTTAAGTATTTTGAAGAAAAGGCTCGCAAAGACAAGATTTGGCTTGTTAAAATGACTATTCCTACCGAATACGCAGAGCAAGCAAAATATTTTTTAGAGCAAGCGAATATTCCCTTTACCTATTATGATTTGAATAAGTATTTCGTATTTGATACCTTCTGTGAAACACAGACAGAAACTGCAACTGCAACTAAAATTTGTTCTACTTGTTGCGGAAAAGCTTTTGCAACTGAAAATAAGCTGGGTTTATAAACCCAGCTTATTTTTCAAGTATTCCCAATCAATAATATCAAAATCTGTATAAGGGATTTCAATTAACAGAATATTATTCTTTTTGCAATATTCTTTTTTCATTTCGTCGTGCTTTTGTGGTGTATTTTTCCAACTTCCATGCAATATCTCCGGATTATAGTGTTGAATACCCTAATATTCAACTAAACACTTAATTGAACCATTCTCATTTAAAATGGCAAAATCAAAGTATAAATATTTTTTATCTTTTAAATCTGGAAACCAGAATTGAGTTTGATAATTTATGCCATTATCAAATAGTATGGTATTAATTTTACTCTCACCACGAGACCGCTGACATCCGCAAGAGCCAATGGCACCGCAGTTCAAAGAGTTAGTTGACGCATAATGAATATTGCCACATTCACACTAACATTTCCAAATAATGCTTCCATCTGTCCCACGACCTTCAGTCGGCTCTAACGCAGTCAGTTTATTATACTTTTTACCCTTTATATCTTTTGTAAAATTTTCACGAGCCGCAGACGCCCTCCGGCATCCACAAGATTTAGTGTGTCCAGAGGTTAAATAATTAGTAATAACAGTGGTGATATTTCCACATTCACATTGACACTTCCATTCTACTTGCCTTGGATTGCGTCTTTCGGCTTTTGGTACTTCTGTTAAAACAGTCAAGTAATGGAACTTTTGTCCAATAAGATTTAATTTTGCGGGCATAAATAAATCCTCCTTATAAAACATTTATTGCTTTCATATATATTTGAAAATTATAACCTCCACTTTGAACTATTTTGACCTCCATTTTTATAAAAAATATCTTCTTTTTTCAGCTGCTTGTTGGCGTACGTCAACAAGCAGAATTTAGAATAAAATTCCATTATACCATTTTTCGCTCCAAAAGTCAATAGGCAAAATTAACAAATATTTTTCCCATAATTTGTGCAACTTGCCAACCAAAAAAGCTTGACAATATCCACCCCCTATGATATAATACCATTGTGGTTGAGGGCAAGAAGTTGACCCTATCCGCAGAAAGGAGTTTTTGATTTGAACGATTTGAAGATTGACCACCGCAAGCACTATGTTATTGTGCTTGACACCGAAACCGCAAACACTATCCAAGAGGATGGCAAGTTGGATATGTCAAATGTCCTCTTTTATGATTGCGGATGGGCGGTTGCCGACACCCACGGCAATATTTACCGCAGGCGGTCTTATGTGAACCGAGATATTTTTTGCTATGAGCGAGAGTTAATGCAATCCGCATATTATGCCCACAAAATCCCTAGATATGTAGCTGAAATCCAAGCCGGTTTGCGTGAGATGGCTGACCTTTGGGAGATTCGCCAAGCGTTTCTTGCCGACCTTACCGAATTTGAAATTTGCGAGGTTGTAGCACACAACGCAAGATTTGATGTTAATTCTCTCAACACTACGCAAAGATATATCACCAAGTCCAAGTACCGCTATTTTATTCCCTATGGCATTGAAATTTGGGATACAATGGGAATGGCAAGGGATGTTATCTGTTCTCAGCCGACCTACAAGAAATTCTGCCAAGATAACGGCTATATGACCGCAAATAACCAAGTCCGTAAAACCGCAGAAATTCTGTA